AACAACAACGCCAACTCGCTGCTGCGCAATCTCGGCTACAGCGTGGACGATCACATCACCGAGCCGGTGGTGCGCGACTCCTACGAGTGGCTGCTGATGGACCCGAATGTACCCGAGGATGAAAAGGGCGATTTCGAGATCAACGCCCGCGGCTCCATCGCCATGGTGGAAAAAGCAATTCAGGAGCAGACATTGGCCCTGATGTTGGGCTGGGCGCTGAACCCCGCCTACGAGATGAATCCCGCCAAGGTGGCCGAGGAATTCATGCGGGCCAAGCGCATGGACCCGCGCCGCGCCAAGTACACCGAGGAAGAACTGCAGAAGATCAGGAGCGCCCCGCCGCCGGAGGCGCCACAGATCACGGTGGCCAAGATCCGGGCTCAGGCGGACATGCAGCGCGCCAAGATGGACATGGACCGCGACACCGCCTACAACCAGTCGCTGGAGCGGCGCGACGCCACCATGGCGAACTACCGCCGGCAGGAACTGGTGATCAAGCGCGAGATCGCCTACTTGGAAGCCCAGATCCGCATGGGCATCAACGTCGAGCAGAACAAGGCCAAGCTGGCCGATACCGTCATGCGCCTGAACACGCAGAAGGAATTGTCCGCCCAAGCACTGGCTGTTGATTTGCACAAGCACCGCACTCCGATGGCCATCACGCCACCGGTTGAACCCTCTGGCCGAGCGGCACCAGGCCAGGCATTTACTCAATAGGAAGAATATGGAAACACAGTTGAATTTTGAAATCAACCAACGTGAAGCTGAATTCCTCATTCAGTTGCTGATGGAACTCCAAGTGGGCGCACTGATGCAGCGCGACATGATGGAATTGCCAAAGAAGATCGCCGCTCAGTATCAGGCGAACATGGCGCAACCGAAGATTCCGCAGGCATCAGACCAAGGTGATGTAACGCAATGATCGAAGAACTCGCTGGCCGCGTCTTCGCCGCCCGCAACATCGCCCATCTGCAGCACTTCACCACGAGAAGTTACGCCCAGCACCAGGCACTGGGTGAGTTCTACGAACAGGTGATCGACGCCCTGGATGAACTGGTGGAGTGCTACCAAGGACAGTTCGATGTTATCGGCGATGTGGAAATACCGATGCCGGAGGTCAAGAAGATCGCCGACTATCTGCGGGAAGAGGCCGACTGGATCGAGTCCAACCGCATGGAAATCGCCGCTGATTCTGAGAGTGTCGCCAGTCTGGTGGACGTTCTGGTGAATGTCTACACCAGAACCATCTTCAAACTGACCCGCCTGCAATGAGCATCGAGAAGCCTACCCAGCCGTTTCGTCTGACGCCGGCCGACCGCCAGAGCCAGACCTGGGCCCGACTGCGCACCCACCTGAATGAGCGCCTGCAGTCAATGCGCGCCCAGAACGATGGCGACCTGGACCCTGTGGCTACCGCAAAGATGCGAGGACGCATCGCCGAGATCAAGGCCATGCTGGCGTTGGAGCAAGACCTGCCGCAAATTTCTGATGGCCGCGAATAGAAGAACACAATGGCACTGACCGAATCCACCACACTGGACGAAGTGAACTACAACGCTGCGACCAATACGCTCACCGTGACGTGGCGCGACCACATTTTCCGTGACGGCGTAGAGATCGACGAGGCGCGCCAGGCTCGCACCAAGACCTACGGTGCAGCTGACATTCAGCAAATGATTGCCGATCTCGGGCCCAATGCAGACAAGTACAAGAACTTGCTGCAGCCCTGAAACCAATTCTGCCGCCCGGCCACTGGTCGCACGGCAAATCGTGGCAGCCCACGGGTAAAGACACCGCCGGCTGCTGATTCGTGAGCCCGCCTTGTGCGGGCTTTGTTGTTACTGGAGCTTGAAGATGAGCGGAGAAACCGAGGTTGCAGAGGAGCAGGTAGGAGCGACCGAAACGAACGAAGGTGCGGAAGAGCATGACGCCGACTTCGATGCTGGCTTTGCCGGAGCCCCCACGGAAACGCCGGGGCAAGGCAACGAAGGCACCGAGGCCAATGGCGAAGAGCAGCCCGCAGCGGAACAGCAACCGGGGACTCCGGCCAGCGATGGCCGGGCCCAACCGGAAGCAGCGCCGCAGCCAGAATTCGTGCAACTGACGAAGCAGGACTATGAGAAGCTGATGAAGCGCGCCGATGAGGTGGAGAACCTCAAGACGACGCATCAGCAGCAACTCGACAAAGCGTTCGGCTCCATCGGCGGAATGCAGCGCATCCTCAACGACCTGCGGGCCCAGCCTGCGGGTGAGCCCCTGAAACTCTCGGAAGAGACCTTCGCGGAACTGAAAGCGGAGTACCCGGAACTGGCAGACCTCACCATCAAGGGCATGCAGCGCGTGCTTGAAGGTGTGCGCTCCGGTGGTGGCGGCATCAACGCCGAGGCCATGGAGAAGGCCGTTGCCCAGAGCAGCGCAGAGGTACGCACGGAACTGATCGACAGCCACCTCGACGCCATCGTTGACGGTGACTGGCGCGAAGAGGTGAAGACGCCGAAGTATGCCGAATGGATCGCCAAGCAAGACGAGGCCACGCGCGCACTGGAGCAATCCAGCAATCTGCGCGACGCCGCCAAGTTGATGCGCAGATTCAAGGCCTACCGCGACGCCCCGCCTCCTGCACCGCAACCGCAAGAGACTCCGAAACCCGCAAGCACCACGCGACAACGCACGATCGCAGCCGCAGCAGCGAACCCCCGAGGTTCCAGTCCTGCACCCGTCGCTCCCAATGAGGACGACGACTTCCTCGCCGGATACAAGTCCGGCTAGTACCAAACCACGCACCTAAGAGCCCGCCACTGAGCGGGCTTTTTTGTTGGTGCATCGCAATAGGAGTCAGAAATGACGATGCAAACCTTCGCCCTCAGTGCAGGGCGGATCAACAAGTTCAAGGGCCAGATCCTGGCCCATGCCGTACCGCTGGAGGTTCTGAACCGCGCTGGCCGTCAGGTCAAGATGCCCAAGAACAGCAGCGATACCTACGTCGCCCGTCGCTGGCTGCCCTACGGCGCCACCTCGACCGACGCCAACACCATCAACCGTTTCTTCCAGAACGGCACCGGTGACCGCGGCAATGCCGTGGTAACGGCCCACCTCGTGCAGGAAGGCGTCACGCCGTCCCCCGACAACATCACGCCGCAAGACGTGACGGTCGTGGTGCAGCAGTTCAGCTGCCTGTACGGCTTCACCGACAAGACCTATGACCTGTACGAGGATGACATCCCGCAGGCCATGATCGAGCAAGTCGGCGAGCGCGTGACCTTCGTCAACGAGATGATCGTCTACGGCGCCCTGAAGTCCTGCACGAACCAGTACTACGGCGGCACCGGCACCACGCTGGCAACCGTGAACGGTGCGCTGACCCTGGGCATGCTGCGCAAGATCGCCAAGAACCTGATGGCCAACCACGGCAAGCCGGTGAACAAGATGCTGGGCGCCAGTGGCAACTACGGCACCGATGCCGTGGCCGAGGGCTTCACGGTCTACTGCTCCACCGACCTGGAACCGGACATCCGTGACCTGCCTGGCTTCGTGCCGGCCGAGAAGTACGCCAGCGGCAAGCCGATGCCCAACGAGATCGGCAAGTGCGAGCGCTTCCGCTTCATCACGACCCCGGACCTGCCGAGCCGCCAGGACGCTGGTGCCGCTGTCGGCTCCACCAACCTGCAGTCGCAATCGGGATCGAACATCGACGTCTACCAGTTCATCGTCTGCGCCCAGGATGCCTGGAGCCAGATCGCGGTGCGCGGCAAGGAGTCGCTGGACCCGACCTATCTGCCCCCGGGCCAGAAGTCGAAGTCCGACCCGCACGGCCAGCGTGGCTACGCCGGCACCATCTGGTGGAAGGCCGTGATGATCGAGAACAACGGCTGGATGGCCGTGGGCAACGTCGGCGTCCGCAACCTGAGCTGATGAGGTAGCGGCCTGACCTGATGGTTGGGCTGCACTCTCTAGGAGCACACACATGCTTGACACCATCGCCCGCTACATCAACCAGCTGCGTGACGTCCACAACAGGAATAACCTGTTGCCGATCATCAACGCGCTGGGTGACCGCTACTCGACCCAATGCCTGACCAGTCCTGGCCTTGCCATCAAGGCTGCGCTCAGTGTCACGGTCAAGGCTGGCTCGGCCTTCTACTACTCCGTCAAGGGGAAGCTGGGGACCAAGGCCGCCAACACCGACATGGCCGCCCTCTCGGGCACCGTGACCAATGCCAAGTTCAATGTCTTCGCGTTCTTCGTGGACGATGGGGGAACCTTGACATCGGCCATGGGTACCGAAGGCGCCACGCTGGCCGCTGTGGTCTTTCCTCCGATCCCGGAGAACAAGGCCTGCATCGGCTTCGTCATCATCAACCCGACCGGCACTGGCAACTTCGTGGGGGGCACCACTACCCTGGATGACGCCACCGTCGTTCCCAACGCAGCTTACGTCAACGACGTCGGTCCTTTCGATCCGACCGTCCTGCTGCGGTAACCCAACCTTCAAACCATAGGAGTCCTTGAAATGGACAATCTCCAATCCGTTCCCGGTACTTTTGCGGCTACCAAAGCTGGTTTGGCCGCTGGTACCACCACCACCACCACCACGGCGAACACGTCGAACTACTGCATCAAGGGCAAGGCCTACACGGCTGCCGGCGCCGCAAATGCAGCGACGCCGACGACCGATTCGAACACTGGCGCGGCCTTCGTGGCGGTTGGCCTGAATAAGGCCAGCGTGTTCGTAATTGGTCTGGACGTGAATGGCGCTCTCAAAGCCGTGCAGGGTTCCATCGTGGACTACAACGACGACGGCACCTTCGTCAAGGGAATTGCCCCCCAGTTTCCGGCCATCCCGGATGGTTTCTGCCCCATCGGTTACGAGCTCGTCAAGGTCATCTCGACCGGCTCGGCCTGGACATTCGGATCCAGCAACCAAGCTGCGCAGACCGGCATCACCAAGGTGTTCGTCGATCTCATGACGATGCCGGATCGCCCGCAGGTGTTGTAAGCCACTGAGCTGAAAGGCTCATGACCCGTGAGGGGCCGCCATTGCGCGGCCCCTTTTCTTTTCCACCCATCGGAGTACCACATGACCGAAGCAACCGCTACGAATGCGCCCGTGCGCCGCAAGCCGGGTCGGCAACCCAAGACCGAAGCGCCCATGGTGCAGGTTCCCAAACACGCCGGCAAGGCGCTGCACAGCGAAGACATCCCGCAGCAGCAACCGCCCGAGATCTCTCTGGCGTTCAACAAGCCCCTGGAGCGCGGCGAGTCCATTGAGCCCATCGACAAGCCGCTGGACGACGACTACACCGTGGCGCTGCTGATGGCCGAAGACCCCATCACCATCCAGATCGAACCCGGCATGGAAGAGAACGCGCCGCGTGTCGTCGATTGCTGGGTCAACGGCAAGGGTGCCGAGGTGCTGGACCCGATCACCAACAAGTGGCTGGAGATCAACTGCCTGCCCATCGGCGGCCCAATCACCACCAAGCGCAAGTACGTGGAAGTGCTGGCACGCGCCAAGCTGGACAACGTGCAGACCAAGACAGGCGATACCAACCAAGAGCACCCGGAAAACCGCATCGTGCGCAACACCAGCCGCAAGGCCGTGTTCTCGGTGCTGCACGACCCGAACCCCAAGGGACGGGAGTGGCTGATCCGCCTGATGTCTGAGCGCTAAGAACTAACGCGAGGCAGCCGCTGTGAACTACTTGCAACTCGCCCAGCGGCTGCGCCGCAAGTGTCGCGTCATCGGTAGCGGTCCAACCGCTGTCACGGGCCAGTCCGAGGAATACCAGCGCCTGCTGGACTGGGTGAACGAAGCGTGGATGTTCATCCAGAACAAGCACAAGGACTGGCGCTGGATGCGTCGCACCGCCACCTGCGTGACGGTCAACGGCCAGAGCACCTACAGCCCGACCACGGACTTTGCCCTGACCAACTTCGGATATTGGGCACTGGACTACCGCAACGGCGACACCTTCCGCAACTACGTGACCTCGATCGGACCGCAGTCCGAGGTCTTCATGTATCCGATTGACTACGACGACTGGCGCGACCGCTACCTCTACGGTGCCATTCGTTTTGCCTACAGCCGGCCCATCGAACTTGCCCTGGCACCTGACAATTCGCTCGCCGTGGGCCCGATCCCCGTCAACGGCTACACGTTGATCGGCGACTACTACATGAAGCCGACCGAGATGGTGGCAGCTGGAGACATCCCGGCCATGCCGGACCAATTCCACATGCTCATCATCTACAAGGCGATGATGTATTACGGTGCCAGTGAATCGGCACCGGAGGTCTACGACGACGGTGAGAACGGCTACCGCGTCATGATGGCCCAGCTTGAGCAGGCCCAGTTGCCACGCCTGGATCGTGGCGGGAGCCTGTGCTGATGGTACGTCCGCGCTTCCCCGAAACGCAGTACAGCTACTACGCCATGAAGGGCGGGCTGAACCTTGTCACGCCCGCCATCGAGATGGACCCTGGCTACTGCTTCGATTCGCAGAACTATGAGCCGACCCCAGTGGGTGGCTATCGGCGCATCGACGGGTATGAGCGCTATGACGGCCATGCCAGCCCGACCGGTGCGAGCTACTGGACTCTGCCGGCCACGATCACCGGCACCGCCACCATTGGCGCCACGCTGACCGGGCTGACGTCAGGAGCCACCGGCAAGATCCTGACTACCTACAGCGGCGGCATCGTGCTGGGCCGCGTGACCGGCACCTTCCAGAATGCCGAAAGCCTGCAGATCGGCGGCCTTACGGTGGCCACCTCGACGGCGATTGCTTCCCAGCGCGGCGCCACCAGCGCCTCGGATGACGCCGACTACCGCCTGCTGGCCGCAAACGATCTGCGGGCAGACATCAGCGCCGTGCCAGGTTCCGGCCGAATCCGCGGCGTCTGGGTCTATAAGGATGTGGTCTACGCCTTCCGCGACAACGCCGGTGGAATCGCTGGTGATATGTACCAGGCCACGGCCAGCGGCTGGAGCAAGATCACCTTCGGAACGGAAATCCAGTTCACCAATGCCGTCGGTCAGATCAGCGATGGCAATACCGTCACCGGCCTGACCTCGGGGGCAACGGCGACCGTAACGCGCGCAATGTTGCGCTCCGGAACTTGGACCGCAGCCGGAGCCGGAACCCTGATTCTTAGCGGGGTCACTGGTACCTTCCAGAACGGCGAGGCCTTGCAGGTTGGCGGCGTAACCAAGGCCACCTCAAGCAGCCTTGCCACCGCGATCACACGCGCC